ATCATCTTCTTCTGACAAGCTCCTTAACCAGAGTCCAAAAGAATACGCGAAGATGTTGCGTGGGAATTCCCTTGACACCGCCGCGCTTGCGATGGGGAAGCTAATCCACACCGCAGTCCTTGAGCCAGATAAAGTTGATACTTTGTTTGTCACCGTTGACGTGACGACAAAGACGACTAAGGCATATAAGGAGGCTAAGGAACAGCTAACGAAAGGTCAGACGCTGTTGACCAGCAAGGAATACAGCGACTCTATGTATGTTGTAGACGCTCTTCTTCGCAACGAGATTGTCAAGGATATGCTTAAAGGTGCAGAGTTCGAGATGCCAGCCATTGGCAACGTCGAAGGACTACCTCACCGAGCGAAGGCCGACATACTCCACCGAGGCGTAGCTGTCTACGATTTAAAAACGACCTCCGACATCGGAGGCTTCAGCTACAGCGCACGAAAGTATGGATATCCAGCTCAAGTTTACATATACTCTACGCTGTTTGGAATTGACTACAAGAACTTCAAGTTTATTGCAGTCGATAAAGGTAGCAAGGACATCGGTGTCTTCTCCGTATCCGAGTCCTTCTACCTCGAGGGTAAGCGTCTTGTTGAGAATGCTGTTCGTGTCTACACGGACTACTTCATCAACGGCGAAGACCTCGATACGTACATAATTTACGGAGAACTTTAATTTAGATTTGTTATGAATCAGAACAATCAAAAGAAGCCAAATTACTTTGGCAAGGCTTTCTACAACGAGTACGAAGGCCAATTCACTGGGTACTCAATCATTCTTTCTGCCTCTGAGCTTGAGGATGCAAAGGAGTATTTAGGTGAAACAGGTCGTGTCAAGATCACCGTAAAGAATGGACGTATGGACCCGAAACAGCCATACTCTACCATCGCAAACGGACCAGCTCCGAAGACCGATGGTGGAACGTACCAGAAGAAGACGTACAACAGCCGGCCTGCCCACAACGAAGCCACTGAGGATCTTTTGTTCTAATGCTGGAAGTATCGATTGCATATCTGCTGTCGATGGAATGGGGGAGGGACATCACTGTCCCCCCTTCATCCTCCTTCGCCGTTAAGGACGAGAAAGGCGGTGAAGACATCAGGTTCTTCGTTACTCAGGCACAATGGGAAGGAGACCACATCAAGTTCGTTCCATTTGGAACACAGAATGAGTTCGTGGTGTTCTTCATTTGGGGCAAGGACAAGGACAACTGCGTCACCATACCAACAGCTAAGATTCAGGACGAGATTCGTACTGGTATCATCTCAGCCAAGCAAATCGCTGAAAGTCTAATCCATAAAATCCGTATTGATGCCTCGTCCGATTTACTACCTTCAGGCAACGATTTCATTTACCAAAGGCAAGCAAAAGTATAAGAAAGAGGAATGGATCGTAACCAAGTGCGAGACTCCGAGCGAGATTATGACAACTGACCACAAGACTATGGACAGCCTATCTGAACGAATCTACGGGTCGAACTACAAAGGAGAGAGAAAGATTGTAATTGTAAAAATTAACGAAAGAAAAATCGTGGGCTATGAGTCAAGACAATAACAAAGGTCCTGGAAGCGACCTTAGATTCGTTTGGTGGGACGACATCGGCGATAGCCAAGAGCACGTCGACAAGCAGGCAACGCCCTGCTCAAACCACGCCAAACAACAGGAAGAAGATGAAAAATCTCAAGACCTTCGCTGGCGAGCAATTATGCAGAACGGAAATGAAGGAACACATTATCCTGAGTATCAAGACTATATGGACGACACTGACGACGAATGAAAACGATAAACTCACTTAGTGGAGGTAAAACTTCATCATACATAGCGGCTAACTATCCTGCTGATTACAACATATTTGCTCTTGTAAGAATCGAAGATCAGAAATGTAAGTTTCCAGACGAAAAAATCCGTCAAGCTGTTGAGGATAGGATACAGGCATCATTTATAGGAACAGCTGAGGATGATATAATCATATACACAATGCTTGACCTTGAGCAATACATAGGTCAAGAAATAACCTGGGTTACTGGTAAGACGTTTGAAGAAACTGTCCGTCAATACAAGATGAAAAACGGTGGCTACTACCTACCTAACAAAATGACCAGATACTGCACCACAGATATGAAGACCAAGCCCATCGCCGAGTGGAGATACAAAACTATAGAAGGAGATGCGGCTATGCGATTCGGATTCAGAGCCAACGAGACGTCACGAGCCAAAAAGATGATGGACAAACTTAACGATCGAGGTATGACTGAGGTTAAGATTATCGTTGGCAAAGGAAATACAGGCAGAAACAAATGGAAAACAATCGAGTATTGTAAGCCTGAGTTCCCTCTGATTGAGGCTGGAATCTACAAGGACACCATAGAAAAGTTCTGGTCTGACAAAGATGTTCGGTTTGCCTATATGAACAACTGCGTTGGCTGTTGGTGGCGTTCTCCTTTGCTACTAAAGAAGATGAGCGAGAAACATCCAGATAAGATGCAGTTCTTTGCCAACTTGGAAGAGGAAGCAGGAAGTACGTTTAGATCTGACGTTAAATACTCAGACATAATCAAGTGGAAATCTCAGATAGAGTTATTCGACAACGACTTCAATGAATGTGATGCAGGATATTGTGGACTTTAAATCAATCCAAAAAGACGTGCTGATGTATCGAAGTATTGGAGCAGTTGCTAACTTGACAGCCAGTCAAAGTACTAAAGCTGTTCATAGGCTGGATGGTTGAGCAAGAGGCGGCGAGTAATGCAAGCAAGGCAATCAGAAGTTTCTTCATCGTATGTTAATTTAATGTTAAATGTACAAAGAAAACTTAAATGAAACAACTAACAAGAGCACAAAAGAAAGAGAAGGCAGTCGTTGACCTTATCAATAAGATGTTTGAGATTGCAGGACACGACGTTACCTACGACAACATTGTTGACGTAGACAAATGGTTCCAGAAGTACACTATGACTGTTGAGCAGGCTGAAGAGTTTACGAAGTGGGGTAAGCAATACCTTATGAAAGAACTCAAGATGCGAGCGGCCTATGCCGAGCAGGAGATGCGCTGGTTCAATGTAATGTGGGGGCTGAAGTATTCAGACTTTAATACCAACGAGAAGTGACACAAAATGTAAACCAATTCGGAGGTTTTCCGAATAAACAAACAAAATCTGACAATGGAAATTAAAACAGGCAAGTACTACTCCCAGTGGGGATTCGGTGTATCGTTTGTTAACTACACCAAAGGTATGTGGTCAATCGTGGTAGACCTCGGTCCGTATTACATTGACTTCTACAATATGAACGGAAACAAAGGCGATAACCTCGAGGCGTTCAACGATTTCCACAAGAACATCGACGATGACTTTGGTCCGGCTCCTGAATGCTCTAAGTGCGGCAAGGAGAGTAAGTCTTGGGATGATCTTATGTTCAACATAGAGTCCGGGGAGAACTGGGAATTGTGGTGCCACGAATGTTTAGCCAACAAAAAACAAAATAATTTATGAAAAATCAACGACTGATATTTGAACAATACAAAAAGGCGCAGTACTTTCGCAACGTCTGCAAGTACAACCGTAACGAACCTGAAGAGAAGTACTGGTCTGGATACCTTGCGGCATTAAGTTTAATTCTAGAGACGCAGAAATGAAACCATCGGACCATCTTGCCTACATAGGTGAGCATCCAGCAATTAAAAACAAACAAATTAAAAAGAATAAAATGACAACGGGAGAACTGTTCCTTTTAGTTGAGGACTGGGCACGTGAGCGTAACCTGCTCGAACCTGAATACCGCAACCGCCAAGCGCTTAAGGTGATGGAAGAAGTCGGAGAGACTATGGCGGCCCTCGCTAGGGGAAATAAGAATGAGCTTGCCGATGGTATCGGCGACTCTATTGTAACGCTAGTAATCTTGGCGTCTCAGTCGGGACTCAGCGCTCACGATTGTTTGCATATGGCATACAACGAGATTAAAGATCGTAAGGGACGTATGGTTGACGGAGTATTCGTAAAGGAATGAAGAAGATTAATCAACTTGACTTATTCAGTGGCATCGGTGGATTCCACCTCGGCTTTGAGAAGGCTGGATATAAAGTCACTTCATACTTCTCAGAGATAGACCCCCACGCAATCGCAGTTTACAAACACAAATTCCCAAACTCTACTTATGTCGGATCAGTTACAGATGTTCGAGGAGCAGACCTCCCACGAATCGACCTTATCACCTTTGGAAGTCCTTGCCAAGACTTCAGCCTTGCTGGAAAACGTAAAGGAATGGATGGCGACAGATCAAGCCTTATCCTTGAAGCAATTCGCCTCATTAGGGAATGCCGACCAAGAGTATTTGTCTGGGAGAATGTTAAAGGAACTTTCTCCAGCAACTCTGGCGAAGACTTTGCGGCAATCCTCCAAGCGTTTGCCAACATTGGGGGTTATAGACTTGAATGGCAACTGCTTAATACATCGTGGTTTCTACCCCAAAATAGAGAGCGAATATACCTTGTCGGATATTCTACAACCCCCAAGCGAGATTGGCGAGGAGTATTACCCATCAAGAACGAGTCAAGAGAGATTATTAAAATACAAGGAAGTAGAGCAAATACA